CTTCCTCAACTATCGACCAATGACCTCTTTCATTTTCTAATTCTAAGTCACCAGTTTTTAGGACTGCGAATGAACCTGTTCCACTACCACTAATATTACCCTCGACCGTTAGCGGTTGTGGTGGATTATCATTTCCGATACCCACGTTTTGTGATGTATCAATGGTTAGGGCAGTAGTATTATTAGAAAATACTGCATTTCCATTCTCAGTATATTCAATAATTCCACTAGATGCTCTAGCACATCCCACGAACTTAGATTTATCATATCCAGAACCATTCTTGGATACTGAGAAACCAGTAACTTCGTTTAAACCAATTTCAACAGATAATTTAGCCTCTGGCGGATTTTGAATAATAACAGTTGGTGGATTCGTTTGCGAATATCCACTACCAAAATTACTTACATTGATATCAGTAATTTTTCCATTAAATACCGAAGCACTTGCTACTGCACCTGTACCAGGATTATCACCATCATCAATAATATAAACTGATGGTACATCATCATATCCACTACCACCACTCAAAAGTTCAATAGAAACAAGTCTTCCATTTGAATCTACCACAGTTTCTAAAACTTGAGCACCAACTGGATCAATAATAGCAACTCTGGGTACTGTTACATATCCTTGACCCGAATTGACAACATTAATAGAAGTAACTACACCATTAGTTAAAACTGCAGTCAAAGTTGCTTTTACAGGATTAGATCCTGTTGGTTCATCAACGTAAACTTCAGGAACTGTAGAATATCCTTGACCACCATCGATTACAGGAATAGTTCCATCAATACTACCCGAAGAGATAGACACTTGACCAAGTTTTGCACCACCAGGTTGTTTAAAACTAACTCTAGGAGTAAAAGTAAAACCACTACCAGAATTTTTTATAATAATTTCAGATACACTTCCATTCGTAACAACTGCCTCCAATTCGCTATCAATAGATTCTGGAGTAGTTGGTGATTCAATAATTACTGTAGGAGGATTAGTATCACTATAACCCCTTCCACTATCTAAAAGAGTTACAGTTTTAACTCCATTTACAAGTGCTGATGCAGAAGCCCCACTACCATTTTCTCCAGAAATAGAAACTTTTGGGGGATACTTATACTCATACCCAGAACCATTATTTGAAATTTCAATGGAAGTTAATTGACCATCATTATCAACACGAGAATAACCAATTGCACCAGAACCAAACGTTGGAATAGGAGCTTCAATAGAAGATATCGAAATCGATCTTCCATTTAAAGGAGCAGTTTCAAAAATAATAATATTACCATCAATAAAGAAATCTTTTTTAGGGATTAAAAGTTGATTATCATATACAATTAAAAGATATTCATCTGCAATAGGTTCATAGGCAACACCATTTCTAAGAAGTTTAAACTCTTTTTTACCGCTACCAAAATCAGATGAAATGTTGTCAACTGTAATAATAGTATCTTCAATAAAACCACTTAAAAATGTGATATTTGTCTGAGAGATGTCGTCACTAAGGAGTTTTGCTCTAGGAGCAGTAGTAAATACAATATTATCAGCGTCTACAGTGTAATCTACTCCAGGAATTAAAACTTCATTATAAATTTTTACAATTAAATGTTGAGCAGATGGAGGAGAAATAGGAGAAGATTGAGAAATAAGAGGAAATCTTACTGCAGTTCCATCAAAAGAATCTCTAATTTGAGCAAGATCAATCCACTTGAGTTTTACTTGATTATAAGAAATACCAGGACTTAGTGCGATATTGGGAGCAGACGTAGTGCTCTCATAATAAATTACCTCATCTCCAATGAGAATTGACCCATTAGCATCTAGAAAGTTATCTACACTCTCAACGACAATTTCATCACTTTCTGCAGTAATTGCTTCTACAACTTTAGTAGAACCATCTAAAATATTAATATCTAATTTATCAATATCAAGATATTGGAGAAAGTTATTAATAATATTTTGACCAAGACCAGTCTTTTCTTGAGACCTATAATAATACTCAATAAACTTATTGAACAGAGGATATTCTGTCCTTAGGAACTCAGGAGACTGAGCGGCAATAGACTGGGAGACCTTATTAATATTCATCTAACTTTAAAAGCAACTAGAATCGTTGATTGAACCAGCGTTTGAAATCGTGGGAATGTCAAGAACTACGGGAGTTACATTGAAATCCGTTGGCGTCAAACTATTTAGAGGGATTGTGGGAGGGACAACAGTACCAACAGGAGCAACAGTAATGTTTGGTGCAATTATATTGATAATCGTTCCAGGAGTGGTTGCGGGAATAGTAGAGTTATTAGCAGGTATGAATAATGTTGGAATTTGAAGACCTGTTGGTAATAAATTTTCATCCAGAACATCACCAATTCCCGTAGTTTCATCTGTAACATTTACAGATCCTGTTGGAAGCACATTTGTACCAGTTGAAATAATATTAACAGGTCCAAAGCAAACTTCACCAGTTTCATAATTTACGGTTCCCGCATTATCATTTGTGTAAATTTTACGAATGCCTGTATTGTAGAATGTTCTAAGATTTCCATATCCATCATCTTCAAACTGTTGATCAACACCAGGTCTATCTGCCGTTCTAAAGGGTCCTGATACTAATACAGGTTCCTTTTTACATGTACCATCACTATCATCTTGACTTGGAGCACTATTATAAAGATTAGACCCTGTAGCAATACAATATGTGTTAGTTTGATTAGTATCTGGTTTGATAT